AAGCCTGAACTTGCGAACTGGCTGGTCATGCTCTGAAAACTGGTCGTTGCAGAAAGTGCAGACGAAGTCCTCGTTACGACAATTGACATGTGTATTTTATCCTCCAAACGCGTCTCTGACTGGTGTCATAGCGCGAACTTTTATGGGCCCCAAAGACGCCAAAACTGGTGAACCTCGGGAAAAGGAACGTACGGCGGCCTTTGCCAAGAACGCACCTACGAGGGTCTTGGTTATAGCCTGTTTATTGGACTGTGCAGCCTTTGAAATGGTTGTCAATCCTGTGTTAAGATCGCCTGCCAGGAAGGACTTCATTGCTGAACCTGCATTTACTTGTGTCATAAGAGCTAAAGCAGCCCCAGTTTCAATCACGTTTATTCCAAATTGGCGAGAAGGTTTTCTTCTGGCTCTGCCTCGGCGTCTTACCATGCCCCTCTTAGGGGAATTATCTATTTAAGACTTAGGCAATATATAATCGCAACCATGACAATCAGTAAATCGATTAGTATTAGTCGCGTTACATTCAGGACAAGACCACGTTTCACTTAGACTATACTGTCTTTTAAGATTGTTTAACATGGCATTGATAATATATGACTCTTTCTTTCCCTCCTTCTTAGCATGGTTTGACAACCAGGTATAGAGCTCATGGTCTATCGTAAAGGTCTTACCGACTTTACCCATTATTCATCTACCTTGCTGCCGTCGCTCCACTTATCATCGTAGAGATCCCTCATTCTCATTTGGTAAGGGTGTTTTTCGTTTCTACCTTGGATGACTCGGTCCATCCAGATACAGTTCTTCTCGGTATCTATCATTAATTCACCGAGGCCTTCTATGTCAATAAATTTTATTGTCATGGTTTTATCTCTCCAGGTCTAAAGGGAGGAACCCCTATAAATAATATTATGATTATCAATAAGAAAAGAAAAGAAAAGAAAACAAAAAAGTTTTCTAGAAGCCTACGTACCTAGTAAAAAGGGTAATTGTAATATTATTTGGGCTACTTTAGGCCTAGTTTAACCCTGTTCTGGGGCTGTTTTACCCCTACTTCGGGGCTGTTTTGCCCCTTTAGTAGCCCTTCCAGGCCGCTTCTTTTCATTAACATGTCTGCAACGAACCCCATGATAGGGCTCTCCTTGGTTATCGCATTGATTGTACTCTGGCCTGTAGATTCATCTAATTTTTTACTGGCCGCACCCAGGGAACCAAAAAAAGAAGATTGAAAGTTCTCAAGCTTTTCATGCATCCGATCGTCAATCTCATTAACAATCGGTTCCAGAATAATTAAGAGATCGTCATCACTATCAGGAGACTTCGCCCATTCAACCCACTTATCCTTGCTCAATTTGGCAATAAAATGGCTTATTCCAAAATAAAATAAACTCCAGGCGATAAAATATGCCAATAGTTCTAATGCTGAAATAACCACTTACAGACCGAGGCCTTCTTCAGCTCTTCTTAAAGCAGTTTCCTTGCCGTAGGTCGGAGGTTTTACAATACTCACAAAAGGAGGTTTGAGAAGGTCAGCCTCCTCAGCAAATTTCAACAATACAAGCACCGCTCCTAAATTCATAATCCCGTTACCCTTCCCCATTCGCCAACTTCTACAAACTTGGGACGGTCACATCCTAATTTACCCATTTGTCTTATAGCAAGAGCGCGGGCTATTCCACCGCCGTTTTTTTCTTCTATTTCGGCAATATCAGTTTCCCAACGTTTACAAAGTGTCAACGGTCCAATCATCCTATCACCTACTTTTACATATTCGGGCGTATTGGGAGTTTGTGGTATAATCTCAAGAACGGGGGCCACTACATTTTGCCATATCCCCTCGTTAATAAATTGTCCAATACCACCAATAAATTTATCTTTTTCTTCTACAAGCTGCTCTTTGAAAACATAAGCGATCGCCACTACTCCCACACCGACCAATATAGGAATACCAGCCCCAACCAAATTGGGAAGTGTTTTCTCCAAAAGACCGTCCTTTTCACGCTTGTAATACCTCTCCAAGGCGGCAGACTGGCCCCTTGTAAGCTTCTTGAAGGTTTCACCATCGGGCATTAGTTCTAACATTATCGCCTCTTCTTTTTTCCTGCGGGGGTTTTCCTGAACGCAACCGCTAGCTTCTTTAGATTAGGTGAACCCGATCTTAATCGGAAGCGTGGCTTCTTGGCATTCGCTTTAATAAATTTATTCCAGGCGCTTAGTTTACGCTTACGTTTTGGCGCTTTATCACCTAGCATCCATTTTTGTAAATCTCGTCCTGACGCAGCACTACCGACCGTACCGATTTGCCTTGCTGTTCTTTTCCTTAAGAGTTCGGTTCCACACTCAGGACAATAGTTCATGGGCATTACTGCACCTCTTTTCCTTCCAGGACTACGGTCATGGACCCCGTAGGACCTACAGCAACCAACTGCATCCCTGTATTGGGTGGAATTGTATAGTATAGATTAGGGAATTGGGGCCCGATCCCTGCGTTTATGATAATAAATTTGCTAACGTGGAGGGCTTCTTGATTGCCCTGAAGAGACCAGGACAACACATCACCTGCAGAACATCCGCTATAATCGAATGAGACGTTAGTGACAACTGTGTAGAACCTATTAGGAGAGATAAAGTCCAGTAAGGTTGTGCCACCTGCGGTTAATGATTCTGAACCACTCCAGGCAAACATACGATCCCCAAAGAAGTTAAGACTCGGCCCCGTCGAAAGTGTCATTTGTAAAGTCGACCTGTTAAGGTTGCACCTAGTATTATTGAGCCGCCACCGCTTAACATTGTAAACAATACACGGCAACGAGTAAAAGGTGGAATAATTACAGGTATCCAGTTTTCTGGACCCATAGTTGGCCTAGGTTCTCCGTGCCCCGTTCCCACAAGATTACCGGCAATTTGTAAACCGTTTAATTCTATGAGTACAACAGAGTCGTCGCCATCGGCGGTACTTTGCATATATTGGACCATAATTTTAGAGTCTATAGTTTCATTGCCTGTAGTAAAATCTAATGCCACTACATTAGTACCGTCAACGGTTACTGTACCACTATATGCATAAACGAATTGCCCAACGTAATTAAGGCTTAAACCTGTGGATGTTGTATACTGCGGTCCATAATCAACGCCTTCAGGCATTGATAAATTTATTCAAACTGGATTGTACAGCTTGCGTCAATCGTGGCGCTTGTGGTGACAGCAATTTGGATATCCAAAGTATTTCCGCTCGTAACTCCCAGGGCGGTCTTTTCCTGTGTAACACAGTTAGCTACTCCAGTACCACCAGATGCGGCCTGCGCGATCGCTGGTCCCATGAAGGTTGCATCTCCTTCTTGGAGTGCTGTCCCCGTTAATTTGAATCCTGAACAGAAGTCTGCCCCAGTTCCAACGCTACTTACTCCCATTGATATAGAACTTATTTGCGATACCCCAGAAGGTACTACCAAACTTAAGCCTGAACTTGCGAACTGGCTGGTCATGCTCTGAAAACTGGTCGTTGCAGAAAGTGCAGACGAAGTCCTCGTTACGACAATTGACATGTGTATTTTATCCTCCAAACGCGTCTCTGACTGGTGTCATAGCGCGAACTTTTAT